AGTTAGTGGTACTACAGTAGCTCGTATTTCCGCTGGTAATGGCCAGACCCTGATGGCTGTATATACAGTTCCTGCTGGTTACACTGCTTATCTCACCAAGGGTGTCTGTAGCTGCCAAGTTGGTGCTGATGCTACCGGGGATATGTATGTTCGTTACGGGGGACAAAGTGCTTTCCGTATTGGTCACAGCTTTGAAGTCTCTGGTGCTGGTGGTCAGTATATCTACGACTTTGATGTTCCTGTCGCTATCCCTGAGAAGAGTGACATTGACCTGAGGGCAAAGGTCCGTAGCAATAACGCCCGTATCACAGCAGCTTTTGATTTAATCTTAATGAGAAACGAATACGGACATCAATAATATGCCATATAGTTCTGCAAAAGAAGTGCCTTCTAATGTTCCAGCCGGAAAGAAAAGGCAGTTCATGGAAGTATTCAATTCCGTTTATTCTAAAACTAAAGATGAAGGACGTGCTATGGCTGCTGCTTACAGTGCAATTAAAAAGGCTCAATACGCTAATGACATCTTCACTACCGAGATGGAAGCTGTAGCCCGTAGCTACGACATGGGTCTGGAAGGTAAAGTCCACGTTTCTGATTACAACGGACAGGCCGTTTATATGCCCGCTGAGAGCCACGAGGACTATCTGGAACACTATGCCCCAGAAACGGAAGAGGAAGGGCCTGAAGAGGCCCCTGAGAGCCGCCTAGAGATGCTCCGTGTAGTGATCCAAGAAATTCTGAAAGAGGACATTCAGAAGGCAGAATATCAGGGACAAAAAGTCTCCCTGAATAAACCTCGTCGCACTAAAGGTGGCAATAAGAAGTTTGAAGTTTTTGTCATGGATGGTAGCAAAGTTAAGCGGGTTACTTTTGGTGACCCTAACATGGAAATTCGTAGAGATAACCCAAAGGCTCGCGCTAATTTCCGCTCCCGCCATTCGTGCGATACAGCTACCGATAAGACCTCTGCTCGTTACTGGTCTTGCCGCATGTGGGAAGGAGACACTTCGGTGAGTGAAATGACTAAGATCGAAGGGAAGATTCTGAAGGCTGACGACGAACAGCGTATGGTTTATGGGTGGGCTTCGGTAGTTACCGAAAAGGGCCAACCAGTTATTGACCGTCAGGGAGATGTTATTGAACCTGATACGCTAGTCAAAGCTGTAAATGATTTTATGGAACATGTGCGGGTCGGTAAGACTATGCACATTGGAGAGCAAACTGGAGTAATCGTTCACTCCATGCCTATCACTAAGGAGATTGGTGAAGCTCTCGGTATTCAGAGTGACCGCGAAGGTTGGATTGTCGCATATAAAGTTTACGATGATGCAGTCTGGAATATGGTTAAATCTGGTGAGTTGGCCGCTTTTAGCATTGGCGGTCGTGCAATAAAGGAGGACTACAGTGCCTAACCTTTTGAAAAATCTTGAGCTAGAGGAACTGTCTCTGGTAGATCGTCCTGCCAATGCACAAGCAATGGTCTCTCTGTTCAAGCGTGACACTACTGAGGAAGTAGATATGGATAAAGAACTCGAAACGGAGATTGAAGCGGAAGAAGTAATCGCCGAAAAGGCTGATGAAACTGAAGTTGAAGTCGAAAAAGCCTCGGAAGAGCCGACTAAACTGGACCTCCTGAAAGCTGAAAACGAACGTCTCCGCAAAGCTCTCATTGAGAATGGATATGTCATCGAAGCTCACGCTATCACAAAGAAAGCGGAAGTTGAGATGCTTGAAGTTGAGGGTGAAATGGTCGTTAAGTCGGACATTCCCGCCCCTGTTCTGAAGGCCCTTGAGGTTGCTAAAGCTCAGGCTGAAGCCACTGCTATTGAAAAGGCTGACATTGAACTGACGAAACGTGCTGGGGAAGCTCTCCCGCACTTTGATGTAGCGGTTGCGAAGTCGCTCGTCAAGGCTTTCTCGGAAGAGGAAGTTATCATGGAAGCCCTCAAAGCTGCTGATAAAGCCTTTGAAGCTGCTATGACTGAATTTGGTAAATCGGACGTTGATGGCGAGTTTGCTACCGCAGCCGACAAACTAGATGCTCTCGTTAAGTCCTACATGGACGAAAACCAATTTAAAAAGAGTGACTATGCTAAGGCTTATGCCGCTGTGGCTAAGACCGATGAAGGCAAAGCTCTCATCAACAAATCCTATAAGGGAGAATAAAGATGGCTGTTATGCAAAGCCGTGATACCCGGACTGAAATTGCAGGTGTTGACCTGTCGTCCGCTCAATTCAAGTTCGTGACCCTCGAATCGGATGGTCAAGTTGACCTCGCCAACTCGGCTGGTGAACAGTGCTATGGTGTGTGCATCGTTGGTGCCGCTGCTGGTAATGCTGTGACCGTTGTCCGCAGTGGTTCCGTTCTGGTCGAAGCTGGTGGCACTATTGCCGCTGGTGCTGCCGTTCAAGCTGGTGCTGATGGTACTGCTCTTGCTGCCGCCTCTGGCGATGTCGTCATGGGTTACGCTAAAGAAGCTGGTGTTGATGGTCAGATCATTGAGATCGAACTCATCACTGGTGGCAATATCGTCGCCTAATAACCAGCATTAATGAAAAGGATTATTTAATATGCCTATGCTGACCCCCTCGTCGGTGCATATCGACCAGCCGCTCACCAACCTGACGCTGGCCTATGCCCAAGAACAATCGAACTTCATTGCTGACAAAGTGTTCCCCACTGTTGGTGTGCAACGTCAGTCGGACAAGTACTACATCTACGACCGTGACAACATGAACCGCACGGGCGATGTGAAGAAACTTGCCCCTCGCACCGAAGTCAACCGTATCGGTATGTCGATCTCAAACAGCAGCTACTATGCTGACGTTTATGGTCTCGGCATGGACTTTGATGAGCAAACCCTTGCTAACGAAGATGCGGCTCTGGACATTCGTTCCGCTGGCGCTCAGACTCTTATGACCCGCTTGATGATCCATCGCGAAGAGCAGTTCGCTGCTTCGTTCTTTGCTGCTGGTATCTGGGGTTCGCAGTCCACCCCGTCGAACCTGTGGTCGGACTACACCAACGGCACTCCGATTGCTGACGTGACTGCTGCTCGTCGCGCCATGCAACTTAAGTCGGGCGGCTTCAAGCCGAACACTATGGTTATTGGCAAGGAAGTTCGTGACATCCTCATCAACCACCCTGACATTCTGGCTCGCCTCAATGGTGGTGCCACTGTGTCGAACACCGCCCTCATCACCAATGCTAAGTTGGCTGAAATCTTTGAAGTAGAAAACCTCTACGTCATGGAAGCGGTGAAGAACTCGTCGGTTGAAGGTGTCGTTGAGTCGAACGCCTTTATCGGTGGCAAGCATGCCCTGCTGGTTCACACCCCCTCGTCGGCTGGTCTGATGACCCCGGCTGCTGGTCTGACCTTTGCTTGGAACAACATTCCGGGTGTGAGCAATCTCGGCGTTACTGTCGAGTCGTACTCGGATGATGCCCTTCGCCGCCAGCAAGTTGCTGAACATATTCAGGTTAAGATGGCTTACGACATGAAGGTCGTTGGCGCTGACCTCGGCTATTTCTTCAACTCGGCTGTCGCCTAATTTCTATCGGGGAGGGGGCTTAAGTGTCCCCTCTCTCTTCCTCAACCCGACAAGAGGAGAATATTATGTCTCACCCGCACTACCTTAGCTGGCAAGTTGATTGGCCCCTGTTTGTAAAAGTTCCCTTCGACTCAGAGGGGCGTACATGGCAGAGGGGCGAACACTATCCTTGGCGTACACTTGGTATCAATGGCGTTAAAGAACAGTCTGTAGCCCGTCTATATAATTCTGGATACCTTTACCATAATCCCGATCTTGAGAAAGAGACTAAAGTTGGCGACCGTCTAAATGAGATGACTAACGCACAGCTTGAAACTCTGGTTGGCCTTCTGAACGCTGAAGTCAAATCTAAGACGCAATCTGTTACCGAGTTTAATGCTAAAAAGTGTAAACTCTCTAAGATTGAAAGTAAGCAGCGTGGCCTAGTTCGTAGTTTCCTTCGTAACAATTCTTGGGTCGAAGAAAAGTTCTACGAGATTCGTGATAAAATCTTGGACGATAAGGAATAATCAAATTGGCTTGGTCTTATGATTCATCTAATCTGGACACTGAAACCGCTTCTGGTCGTCTAAATACTATCCGCCTCTTGGTGGGTGATACAGACACCAGCGACCAGCAAGTCCAGAACGAAGAGATTACGTTTGCTCTTTCACAGAACAACAATAACGTGTATCTTTCTGCTGGGTGGGTCTCTAGGACCATCTCTGCCCAATATTCCCGTAAAGTTAACACTTCCCTTGATGGCGCTCTTAGTGCTGATTACTCTGACCTAGCAAAACACTACGCTGGTCTGGCAGATCGCCTAGAGTACCAAGGTAAGAAATCTTCCGCTGTTCTTGGCGTGAAAGCTGGTGGCATCACTATCTCAGGTATTGAGGCTGTAAGGGCAAACACTAATCGGGTTGAGGGGTCTTTCCGCAGGGATCGTTTTCAGAATCCTCCCGGTTACAACACCCCTGAATATGAATAAGGGGATTAGGGTATGTCATTCAGGTCTTTTGATCTCTACAATCTACTAAGGGATTTTGGAGAGACAGTGACCCTGAGAAAGATGACCACAGCGGGTTCATATAATCCCGTTACAGGCTCCGTCTCAGGCTCTGCCACTACAGATTATTCTGTCACTGGTTATTTTTATAACTATGAGTTGATGAATGTCGATCAGGTCCGTAGAGGGATGCGAAAGTGTCTTATCTCAGCCTTGGATAATGTTGAACCTTACGATCAAGACGTAATCCTTGGCAACGGTGACGCTGTTACTATTACATCTGTAACCACTATTTTCTCTGCGGGTACTGCCATTTGTTACATTTGTAACGTAGAGGAATAGGTTATGGCTGATTGGAGTATAAGCATTGATCGGGCTTCTCTCTCAGCTAAGATTAAAAAACTTGAGGCTAAAGTAGAGGAAGAAGTCAAAGACGAACTTGAGCGTGTTGCTTGGGCTTTAGTTTCTGGCTCACCTGTTGACACTGGCGCTTATATATTGTCACACACATTTTCTGAGACTGGTGGTAAAGCTGGTAGGAGATACTCCTCTAACAACAAACCACGGAAACAAGATTGGGGAACTAAGGCTGGCGAGGCTATGTCACAACTACGAAGCGACATTGATGCGGCTGACCTTTCCAAAGGACATGGTATCTTCAGGAACCGCTCACCTCATGCGGTTGATGTAGAGAATAAATACTTGGTCTACACAAAATCAAAAGATAGGTTTAGGTAATCATGGCTTCCGTATATCCTGAAATTCGTGCTGCGCTGGAAGTCAAATTGAGCCAAATCTCTGGTATTCCTTCTATCGCTTGGGAGAACGTAAGTTTCTCTCCTACGACTGGACAGTCCTATGTTACGGCTAGGCTTGTTCCCACTACTCGTGAACCTGCCGTTAGGGGACTAAACCCCCAACAATATTACCAAGGCATCTTCCGGGTTGATTGCTATGTCCCCGAAGATGGTGGACCCTCTGCCGCCGACGAATTGGCAGATAAAATAATCGAAGCCTTTGAAGCTACTACTGATGTAGCTAACGGCGGCACTATCGTATCCATCCGCTACGCTGAGAGAGACCTCGGCAATATTGATGGTCCCTTCTACATGGTTCCGGTCAACATTGGCTGGTATCTTTACTCATAATATTTAGGAGAAATCCCTATGGCTTTCGCTCAAGGTTCCCGTTCCAGCCTGTCGTATATCGTTGAATCGACTTTCGGCACTACCCCCGCTGGCACTTTTATTAACCTCCCCTTCAGCACTCACTCGCTGAACCTCACTAAAGACCGTGTGACTGGCAACGACATCCAATCGGATCGTATGCCCCGTGTTGACCGTCATGGCAACCGTCAGGCATCTGGTGACATTGTTGTTGATCTTCGTGATGGTGACTATGATACCCTCCTCGAAGCTGCTATGCTTAACGCTTGGTCTACTAACGTCCTGAAAGTTGGCACCACCCCCAAGTTCCTTTCGATTGAAGACTACGCCGCTGATATTGACCAAGCCCGTCTCTTCACTGGCATGACTGTTTCCACTATGGGAGTATCGCTTGCTCCGAACCAAATGGTTACGACTACCTTTGGAATGGTTGGTAAAGATATGACCATCTCGGCCACTCAGAAAACGCAGAGTGCTGCCTCTGGTGCTGCCCCGTTTGATGCCTACTCTGGTGACTTGGCTATTGGTAACGTGGGTGGTTCGTCCGTTGTTGCTATCGTGACTGGCGTTGACTTCACCTTGACTAACTCGTTTGCTCCGACCTTTGTTATCGGTGATGACTCGGCTCCGTCCCTCGAATATGGTCGTGCTGAAGTTGAAGGTACATTCACCGCTTACTTTGAGGACGCTTCGCTCATCAACCGCTTCCTGAATGAAACTGAAACGGAACTGGTTGTCTCGGTCAATGATCCCACCGCAGCTAACGAATACACCTTTACCTTCCCGAAGATCAAGATCAACTCGGCTGATGTTGGTGTAGATGGCCCGACCTCTCGTATTATTAGCATGTCGTTTGTTGCTCTGTATGACAGCACTGAAGGCACCAACTTTAAGATTGAGCGTCCCGCTTAATAAGAATCCCTAGCTAGGGCGTGGGGAGTGTCTGTCGGGTGATGCTCCCCACATTTAATATTAACCCGATAGCCCGAAGAAGGAAACCCCGATATGGACCTGAAAGACCTTACCCCGAAGACTGACGAAATTGTTGTGACCATTAAACACCCGGTATCTGGAGAAGTTCTTAAGAACGATGATAGCTCCGACATGGTTATTACAGTTTATGCGCCCCACTCGAAAGAGTACAAGAAAGTCCAGCGTGATATTGTAGGCAAACGTCTTAAAGCTGCCCAAGAAAGTGGCTCCAAGGATATTGATTACGAGAAACTTGAAGAAGCTACGATGGACCTTCTTATTCGGACCACAAAAAGTTGGGACATTACCTATGATGGTAATAAGCCAGAGTTGACCGAAGATAAGGCCCGTCAGATTTACGATGAAGTTTTCTGGATTAAAAACCAGATTGATGATGCTCTGAACAACTCTCTGGATTTTATGAAAGCCTAATTGGTGATTTATGCTCTTGGGCTGAACATCAATTTAGGCTGAACAAACCGGATAAGAATGGTGTCTCAGAGAGAGAACACCTAGAACAAGTAAGAAGGCAGACACAGAAGATGCCAGCAGGATTGGAACCCCCGACAAAATTCCCCAGCCTGTTGTCTCATCTCTGGTCTGCCTTTTTGGTTTTAAATAGGGCTAGGAGCGCGGGCTTCAGTGGGCCTAACCCTATCTCTTACGAACAGATTAAAGCGTGGAAAGAACTAACAGCTAATGACTTAGAACCTTGGGAGGTTGATGTCGTAATGAAGCTGGATGGAATTTATTTGGGGGTTGCTCATGCCTGATATTAATATCACGGTTGGCGTAAAGGGTGGTGACGATATTGCCAAAATTGTCGCTCATACAAAGAGACTAGAAAATAATGTAAAGTCTCTTGCAACTGCTTTTGGAAAAGGTCGTGTAGACAACCAAGCTTATTTCAAAGGCTTGAACCAACAAATATCCGCTTTGACCAGATTGGGTTATTCTTATAAGCAAGCTCAAGCCTATGTGTTTCAGTTGGCAAAAGAAACGCGAACTTTGACAGCAGTTACAAATCAAGCTACTGCCGCTGCTAATAAATCAACGGTTGCTATGGACGCGATTGGTAAGCGAGCAAACCGTGCAGGTGTTGTATTCCAACAGGCTGGCTATCAGATTGGTGACTTCATAGTTCAGGCCCAATCTGGTACAGATATTATGGTTGCTTTGGGTCAACAGATGACCCAAATGGTTGGCGTTGGCGCAATGCTTTCGCGGTCAACTAAGTGGATTGTTACATTCTCTGCACTAGGTATTATAGTTCCCTTGGCAACTGCTTTGGCTGGGGCTTTTCTTAGGATGAGAAAAGAGGCAGATGATTCTAACGAAGTTCTGCTCAAAACTGCTGATGCTATTAAGAAAGTAAGGGAAGAAACTACAGACGCTGCTCAAGCTCTTGCACTCCTAAAATCTG